AAGCTAATTGATCTGTGAGTTACCTTATACACCGTATCTCTAACTGTCTGCTGATTCATCGCTCTTTGCTTTAGGTATGTAGCCTGCTGCGATCAGTGCTGCCACAATCGCTGCCATCGTTTCCGTAGTTATGACCTTGAAGATTAGCAAGTAAATCGACACCAAGATCATCAGCGAGCCAATGGTTGAACGCCAGTGCTTAATGATGATATTGAATATCTTTTTTGACTTATTAACTCTTGCTGCCATAAACTAAGATACGATTGCAGCCTGATAAAGTTTGGCAAGATTGTCGTTAATCTTTACACGCCTTGAAGTATAGTTTGGATTCCTCTGCTCGTCTTGTGGTTAGCCCTGCCAATGGCTTGCCTGCTGCCTTATTCCATCGCATAAACTCATCTAAGATGCTTGGATCGTTTGCGTTGACCTTTGCCTTACGTATCAATGTCGATTTAGACAATGCTGAAGATCCTATGTTGTAACACAAACTTACAAGAGCATCGAATTGGCACTGGTTGATATTGGGCAGAAGATTGTTGACCGTCTTTTCAAATGCTGCAAGAGTTAACAATAGCAGCGATGTAGCAACCGATTCATCCTTTAGCTTATCCTTGATCTCAACCTTCTTGCCGTTTGGATAGCGAGTTGATCCGTAGCCGATTGTTGCCACTCCAGCAGAGCAAAGATAGGCAGTCAATCGAAGCCCCTCATACTTCTTAATCAATGCCAAGCCTGCTGCTGATGTGGAGCGCATTTAGATGATTACGTATTGGAGGATTGCGTAAAGGCTTTGGAATGGATGTGCGTTTGTTACTGAAGAAACTGAAATCACAATCTTGTTATTTGTAGTATTTGAATAAATAACCCAACCACCAAGCTCTCCATCGCCAACACCACTATAAGCTATAATACCAAAAGCATTTTTCGCATTGGTAAAATCAGATGCAATCGGAAGATTCAATTCAAACTGAGCATTATTTTCAGCAGCATCCATCTCAAGATCAAAAAACAGTGAGCAAGTTACAACACCTCCCACACGAGAATAGTTACCGCCTTGAATAGTAACTATTGGATTAGTGCCTCCCGTATTAGTTGGTGTTGGATTCCAAGCACCACTTTCGATGTCGGGAATACCGCCAAAAATATCTTGAACCTCAATCTGCTTGGATGTATTGGTTGAGGTGTCCACGATGTAGAACACATCGTCTGATGCTGCTGCTCCTAATACTGGAAGATCGGTAACTTTAATGCCTGCCATAACTGCTTAGTTTTTTACAAATTTACAAAGAATTAATATACTCAATAGCCTTTAAAGCATCATTAAACTGATTGCCATTAAAACTGAATTGCTCTAAGTTAATGAGCCACACTCCCTGATCCGTTGGTACGTGCATTGACTTGGCATCAACAAATTCAATCTCAATGCGGTGATAGTTGGTAGAAATATCCCCGATCACTGATGAGGTGTAGGATAGTTGGCTTGCATCAATAGTTATGTCAATCATTTGATTTCAATTTCGTAGTAAGATAATACAGTTGAATCGGCAGCACTACCGTTCTGAATAGCGAAGATAAGATATTGAGCGACTGTCCAATCAATATTTGAATTGGTCAATGATGCTTGAATTACTGTCGCATCATTCTGCACTGATGTTGCAATCGCTTGAAGTGTTTGTGTTACCGTTGCACTTTTAACAATCGCATTTCTATCAATAGCTTGATAGGTTTGGTTAATGTTATTTGTCGAGGATGTCATCAACAAAGTAGGTGCAGGAGTTATTATTGAATCAGCAGTGTTCGCATAGATCCTTAATCCCATAAATCCACTACCGCCCGTTTTACCTAATCGACATTTGAAGTTAATGATTGATCCAACCGTTACAGTATTGGCAGGGATCAGCACACTAACAACCTTGTTATTATTGGTGTTACCCGTTACTGCCGTTTGATCTGTTGTGCTTTTATAGAGCAATGGCAAGGAAGGGAAGGTAGCAAGTGATCCATCGCCTCTAACATACTGAGCAGTCGTGCCTGATGGCGTGTTAAATTTGCCGTTGAAAGTTGTCCAATCAGCACTATCCAAAAAGCCATCCGTTGATCCATTAGCTTGTGGAATTGATAAGGTTCGGTCAGCACTAAGATCACCGCCTCCGCTTAATGGTGCAGTAGTGCCGATGTTTCTTGTTGTTGGTACTGGAGTATAACCTAATGCAGTGGCAAGTGTTTTATTCTTCCATAGCTGCGTGGATGATTCGTAGATCAGTGCATCATTGTTAGCAGGAGCATTGATGTAAACATTGTGCAGTTCATCAAGTTCCCATCCGTTCATCACCTTGACATAGATCGCCCCGTTGTTTGGATGAGAATATTCAACATAGCCGATTACTACGATATGACCAGTCGCTCCCGTTGGCTTGATATTAGTCAGCCTCCCTGCCGTTGTTGGTGATAGATAAAGCACATCACCATCCGCCCACGTTTCACCTTGCAAACTTCCAGTGGTATTGATGTCCAATAACTGCCCAACAGTGATGATAAAGCCCTCTTGATTTGTTGCAATGGTTTCGCATACAAGCCCGATAGTGTCAGCACTGTTGTTATCAGTGTCGGCTTGTGCAAGTTTAACAGATAGCCTGCCACCCGTTGCACCGCTTACCCTAACCGCTTGATATGCTGCTTTGGTGAGTGTCGTGTTTGGCGTTACCTTGTTAACTATTCGAGCAACTAAATCAACTCCATTCTTTAAGATTACATTGCCACCCTTTAACAGCGTTTGTGAACTTCCGATTGTGTTATTCCATTCTGTTGCACCAACAACAAAGCCTGCCCCTGATGGTGATACGTTAAGGGCAATATGATCGGCAGTAACATTATGCGTTCCCATGTCCAAGTCGGTAGTCGCTCCCGTATAAGGCACGAACCCCGTAACTACTGGAATGGTTGGCTTGTTGAGGATCTCTGCCACGCCCGATACAGCGTTCCAATCACTATTGACTTGGGCAGCAGGAATGGTTGGAAACAATGTAGGCGTTCCCGTTCCATCGAGGTAGTCTGCGTTCGTGCCAGTTGGTACATCGAACTTGTTAAAAAAGGAAGTGAAGTCTGCTGATGTAAGATAGCCGTCATCAAATAAATTAGCAGGCTGAATTGATATATCAGGAGTTGCACCACCGCTTGAAAAGATCGGAGATGTTGCCGTTACATCTTCAACAATAGTGGCAGGCAAAACTGGAATCGTTGGCTTATTTAGGATCTGATTGTTGCCACTTGTAGCGTTCCAATCTGATGGTCTTTCAACCGCCTGAAAGCCTGCACCAAGATTAACCCAATAGGTCGTATTGGTTGGAAGGATGGAATCGTTGTTTGCGATGCAGCGATAAACATTGCCAAGATACCACACCACATTCCCGATAGTATAAGGATTGCCCGTTGAGGTTAGATGATCAGTAGAGAAAGGCAATGCCACCAAGATGCCACCACCGCCACCGCCTCCGATAGCGATCAATGGATCTGCTTCAGTACCGTTCCCAATAATCGTAACGCCATCCACAGCAACCTCAGTTAAGCAAGGTGTACAAGGTATCAGATCAGGGAGCGGAATATCGCCACTTCCGCAAGTATCATAACATCCATCCTCTGAAGGTGAAACAACATTCACATCAACATCAATGGTTACACAAGCGAACTCATAATTGGCAGTTAATGACTTGACCTCGTTAGCATATCCGTTAGGAATAACCTCGTAAGATACCACTCCGATTGAAGTCTTGAATAGTGGATCAGTACCCGATACCAATCTCAGAACTCTTGAAGCAAGCCAATCCTGAGCATCGGCAGCATCACAAGGCAAGTGAGATTTACGGGCAACAGCATAAGCCGATAGCGTGAACTTCGTTTCATACAATGCCTTACAGCCTGATAGCTTGATTGAATCAACTTTCTGAACTGTGATCTTGCCACGCTTCGCCCAGAAGATTGTCGCTTGATGGGCATCGAAGTTAGTAACTGGCACTGCCTGACCGTTGCCGATATAGTGTACCCAAGCCTTCTCATTGCCGTCTGCCGATAGTTCGGATAGACCGTAGATCTGATCGAAGATATTGCCTGCACCAATGCGCTGATTAAGCCTTTCAATAATTTGGGAAAGTAGATTCATTGTTTGTTCATTGCATTAGTGATTTGTTCTGCTATCAATAGCGCATGCTCCTCTAACATCTGCTCTTGCTCAAATGCAGTAGGCTGAAAGATTATTCCGTATTTTAATTCAAGCCCATCGACCTTTCCTGATTCTGATGCAGGCAAAGCGATAGCAGCCTCCAATCCCTCAGTGATTACTTCCTCAGATAAGAATCCACCTTTTAATCTGCCAGTTAACTCTAAAGGTAACTTTGCTGATGTTTCAGATTTGATCTGAGCATAGCCATTAGGAAAGTAAAGCGATTCAATAGGGTTTCCCGTTTTGCCTACCTTAAATTTCGATGGTGCGTTTCTCAGTGATCTTGGTGATACGTAGATCGGAGTTGTGCTGTATGGTTTTGTTGGTAGCTTCTGCCCTTCGCTATTCGTGCCACCAGATGATCCAGTGCCAAAGATGCGTTTGAACATTAACCGCTTCATCTCTCGAACAGGCAAGTACAAAGGTGTGAACTTAGAGATCCACCCCTCCAATAAAACATTAAGGCTCTGTTGTACTTGATCAGGAGTTGATGCCATTACGGTAGTGCTGTAACGTATTTCATATTTCTGCGACAATCCCAACAGTGCGAATCATCAGGCATCCTCATATTCTGAAGCATCGCACCTAACTCTTCATTGTATCTTGTCGCTGCAATATCACGAGCAGCCACAATCCCCTCAACTGCATCGGCAGTGGCAAAAGGTTTCTGACCTCTATTAACTGTTACGGTAGTGTTAACCCTTTGGTTTGGTGATGCCGTTAGAGCATAGTTATAAATCTCAACTGCCGTTGCATAAGCCAAAGGCAAAGCCATCAGCCCACCGATTGAACAGAGCCATCCTTGTCGATCACAGTTAACATTGTAGTTGATGCTCATCCCTGCGGTGTACTTGCTTGTAATGGATGATAGCACATCAGTTCCGTTGGTAGTTAGATCGATGCCGATA